GAATGATACGGATGCGATGACAGGAAATACTGGCACTGCTGGTGTTGCAAAAGAAGTAGAAATGGGTGAACTAAAGGTGAAATACAACGAAGCTAGTCTTGCTACTGGCAATGTGAACAATGTTTTTGACGTGTATCCTTGGCTTCAGTCCTATCTTGGTGCTTATTGTCTTGGTGGAGCTGGCGGCTATCAAGTTCGGGTAACTAGAGGTTAATTATGGCAAAAATTGATGATGTATTTGGTAATGTCCCAACGGCTATTCTTAGTTCTTGGGGTCAAACATTAACTTTTGTTAAAAGCATAAGTCCAAAGACTTATAACCCCACAACAGGTGGTGTTACTGGTTCGGATACAAATGTGAGTGTAAAAGGAGTAATTACACAATTAAATTCGAGTGAAGATGAGGGTTTATATCAAACAACCGATGTGAAAATTGTTATCGGAGCGAATGAATTAGGAGACTATTACCCGACAGAAGCAGATCGTGTTCAATATCCACAAGCAGGAGCTACTAGGGAAGGAAAGATTATTAATATTCAAACAGCAAGAGGAGATAAGCCTATCTTTCATACATTGATCGTGAGGCCACAGTAATGGCAAAAATTGATGATTTTGAAGTAAAAGTCAGATCAAAAATTCAAAAAACGGTAAGGATCGTCACAAGAAATGTTATGAATGATCTGGCAGAAGCAGGGCCAGTATGGACAGGTGAATTTAGAGATAGTTGGGTTGCCACAAGCATGGGTACAGGTGGTACTGGAACTGGAGGTTCTTATCCTTATCAATTAAAAGATGTTCCTGAACTTCCTATAACAAAAAAAGAAACGACAAATAGAAAAACAAAAATAACAATTAGCAATCTTGCTGAACATGCTGCAATTGCAATGGATTTAAAAGAATCAGAGTACGAATACCCTGGGCAAGAACCAGAAGGAGATATTGTTTTAAGAGGTACTAGACAAAGTGGTATTAGAGGAGATATTGGTACTAAAGAAAAAGATGGTGGAGATAATAGAGCAACAGCACCTTTAGATTGGCTTCCTACTTATATTAAAGGAGGTAAATTCAAAAGGTCTATTGCTAGGGGGATTAAACTCAATCTTCCAGCAACAGAGGATAAATGAACTATCAAAAAATCAGAGCAAAAGTAGAAAATCCGTTATTAACTGCTTTTGGAGCGTTAAGTCCTGCGGTTCCTGTCTTTTTTGACAATATCACTGCTGCACCTCTTAATAGCACTACTGAATATGTAAGAGTAAATGTTACATTTGGCTTAACAAATGATCCAACTCTGACATCTAGTATTGATAACGCTAGGGGAGCAATTGTAATTCGTTGTTTTAGCAAAAAAGGTGAAGGGCCAGCAAGAAATCAAACATTAATCACAACTGCTGTTGATGTATTAGAGACATTGAATGACAGTATAAAAGAAATTACTGGAACATATCTCAAAGTTGGGTCTATAGATGGGCCAGTCTTCTCTAGTAATGAAGACGCACCATTATTTATGGGCAGGATAGAAACTTCTTACGTTGCTACAGTTTTGAGCTAATCTATAGGTAAATTTCTAAGCAGCCTCATGGCCGTTACATGTTTATCTGGCACATCAGGTGCTCTCTATTACAAACCCGCAGGGACAACAGGAACCTTTGGTCCTGGTGATGTAACCATTGGAACTGAGACAATGGTTGTTGAAACTTACCTGAATCTTAAGGTAGGTGATCCTGTTAAGTTTAGTGTTGTTGACTCTTCTACAGGTGGATCAGGAACAGGAACTGTACCTGCTGGATTAACTGCTGGAACAACTTATTACATTAAAACTTATGTAGCAGCTTCTGGAGCAATGACTGTTTCGGCTACTAACGGAGGTTCTGCTGTAAACCTAACTGATGTAGGGACAGCAGCAGCTCCTAATGAATTTGAAGTTGCTTATGCTGCTTTTGAATCAGTAAGTCAAGTCAGTGAATGGTCTTTTGAGATCGAAAGAGCTGAAATTGATGTAACTACAATCGGTGGTGATCCTGGTCAGTACGTTCCATTTAGAAAGTACATTGCTGGATTTGGTGATGGTTCAGGTAGTGCAACTGCTTACATGACAAATGAAGATGCTTCTCTTTCTAACCGCATGATTGAAGATGTCCTTCAGCGTCAACAAGTTGGTGCAGCGTTCAAACTTTATACAGACCGTGTATTCAGTGGTGGAACTGTAAGTGACACTCTTAGTCGCTTTATTAGCTTTGACGCAACATTAACTTCTGCTTCTTTGGGTGTTACTCCTGACGATGCTCAAGCAGTAACAGTTAATTTCCGTCCTGCTGGAGTTCCAACATTCGACTTTAGTCGTTCATAATAGTCACGGAACCGGAATGTTCCACAAGCCCCGCCTAGTGTGGGGTTTTTTATTGTTTATTAGGTTAGACTATCATTATATGAAATTTCACCATGACAAATAGCCCCAGACCTGTTCGTACTCCGTTGCGGGCGATAGATCGTTTAAAGAAAGCTGCAAATTTAGAAGCTACAAAGAAGGAAGTTGAATTAACTGATGGAACAGTATTTGAGATGTGGGTATCTCCTTTAACAATGGCAGAAAGAGAAAGAGCACAGAAGGGGGCCAAATCTGACGATGCAAATGAGTTTGCTTTAAGGCTTTTGATGACAAAAGCTCAAGATGAAAATGGGAGTCGGTTATTTAATATTGGTGAAATTGATGTTTTGAAGAATGAAGTAAGGGATGCCGATCTTCAAATTTTGATGCTTGCGGTTATTAATACAGAGGATGATGACATCGACCCAAAATCCTAAGTGCGGAGCTGCGTAAAGATAATTTGTTAATGCTGCAATTTGGCATTGCAAAGGAGTTAGGTAAATCTTTAACAGAAATCCGTCAAATGACTTTGGCTGAAATATTAGGTTGGAGTGCATATTTTCAAGTTCTTAACGAAGATCAAGAGAAAGAAATGCAAAAAATCCGTAGGAGTAGGTAAACTGATGGAATATTAGGGATTTAGGTCGTGTCTGACGCTATAGCAAAGGGAACGATAGATATTATCGTTAGAGGTCAAAATGATGTTAATAAAGTTTTAAAAAGCACAAGAAGGTTAAAAACCGAATTAGGAAAATTAAAGAACTTATTAAAGGAGCCTCTCACCCAGGAGCAAATGAAGAGTGGGAGAGGTTTAAAAGGAGTAACAGAACAACAACTTGGTTTACTTCGTAAAACCAATAAAGCTTTAAACGATCAAGTACGAGAAGTTGTAAATGGCAGTAAAGCTTTAGCAAAAAGTGAAGCTCTTTTAGTTCGTCAAAGTAATGCTTTTGCTCGATTAGCAGCAAATCAATCAGCGTCAGGGAAAAATACTGCTTTGTTTACTGATGCTGTTCAAGCTCAAGAGAAAGCAGAACAAAAACTCAGACTTGCTCAGATGGCGAGATTTGAAGCGCAAAGAAAATTATATGAAAAACCAGCGTTAGGAACGGAAGCGTTTCAAGATGTTCAAAAATTACTGAATTTCACCACTGCAAATAAATCAGTTTCTCAACTCTCTGCCTATAAGTCTGAATTACAAAATGTTTTTGAATTAGTAAAAGTAGGTGGTGTTAACTATGAAAAATTAAAAGCTCGGATAAAGGAAGTTACAAAAGAAATGCAAGGGCCAAGAGGTTCTGGTTTATCAGATCTTCGGAAGAATTTAGCGGATGCAAAAAAAGAACAAGAAGAATTAGTTGTTGGTCGTGCAGGTACTAAAGAATGGGTTGCAGCAACAGTAAGAGTTAAAAAAGCACAATTTGAATACAACAAAGAATTAGCTAAATCAAGAATTGGAGTATCTCTTATAAATGCAGATATTAATGGATCAGTAAGAGCATTAAATCTTGCAAAACAAGCAGCGAAAGGAGGATTAGGACTATTAGGAGGTGTAGCTGGAGCGATAGGAGGTGCAGGAAAGAAAGCTTTAGGAACAAGATTCGGGAAAATAGGTGCTGCTAGAGGTATTGATGCTTTAGCTAAGAAAGTACCTGTAGTAGACAAAGCATTTGGTCGTCTTCTTCAAAAGATTCCTTTATTAGGGAAATTCTTGAACGAGAATATTTCTGTTAATGCACGTTGGTCAGCTCAAATTTTAGAAGGGATCACAGGAGTGACGCTTGCATGGAACGGATTAAATCAAATCATTTCTGCTGCGCAAGCTTTTACTGTCTTTGAACGTCAAGCAGCAATAGCAATTAATAGTGTTGCCAGGAGATTTAAAGAGTTATACAACGTAGCTGGTGCAATGATGATGGGCTTTATGGGTCCAGGTCAGTTCGGTAAGAATCTTTGGAATGATATAAATGATAGGCCAGATGTTATGAGGGCAAGGCGTGGGCCTTCTGGAATTGAAAGATTAGAGACTCAACAAGCCAAAAAGAAAGCTGAATTTAAAAATTCAGAATTACGTGAACACGCAAGGATTGAACTTATATCAAGACAACTTCTAGAAATAGAGCAGGGCATTACAGAAGAGACAAGATCGAGAATCCGCATGATGAAAATACAGCAAGACCTGATGCAAGGAGGGCCAGTTTGGACTCAATATGGAAGTCCAGCAGGGCCAGGTGCTAAAGGTGCAGGTTTCCTTTCGAGTATGGAAGGCAATTTAGGAGAGGCTAAATTACGTTTAGCGGAGAAAGTTACAACAGAAGGAAAAGAATATGAAAATGCTGCTCGATCTGTTGTCCAAATAGAAAGTCGTATTAATGCTGAATTACAAGAAAGAGAAGCTATTTATAGACGCTTAAATCAAGGTAT